CCTTCCATGTATGCACTTTCATGACTATCACCTTTTACATTAGTGGTAGAATGATAATGACATCTTTTTTCAAGATCAGCTAAGACTCTTTTGCCTTCTGCTGTATTGAATATGGTTTTGTAATTTGTCTTTAACCCTTCTATTAATTTTTCTAATTGTTTTGTTTCTGACATACTATTCCACATCTGCATTTGCTACAGCTCTTGCTTCGTCTGGCAATGCTTTCGCTAGTGGTGCTATATCTCCTCCTGCTTTAGCAACTTGTTGTAGTTGTTGCATCTGTTGCATTTGTGCTTGTTGTGCTTGTGCTTGTTGTCTTTCAGCATTAACTTGATTTTGTGATTTTAATATTTTCTGTGGAACACCAACAATGTCTGCTAAATGTTTTACAAGGTTATCAAAATTAACATAATCAAATACTGGAGCAACATTAGCAAGCGATCCTAATATTTCTACTGCTCTCATAATTGATTGTAGCTCTGTAGATTTCTGTGCTTTTGCTAATGGTGATACATATTCTATTTCAATATCTTTACCTGATAAAAATTGTGGAGCTTGTGGTAACATATTATTACGAAGTAAAATATTAAATACTCTATCAATTAATGGTTTTAATAATTCAGATTGTAATCTACCTAACACTGGTCCAAGCAATCTCATCTTCTCTTCGTTTCTTTGAATAACTTCTGTTGCTGTCATCTGCGGACCTTCTTGCATCATTAATTGATTAACATAAAACACAGCTCTAATTGCATCTCTTCTTTGTTGTTCCATATTTAAACCTAATGGATTGTTTGCACCAATATTTAATGGTTCAATTCTATCTCTTGTACCTGATCTATAAAAGTTTAGTCCTCCCGGTACAGTTCTAACTGGTAATAAGAAACCATCATCAGGAACTAATAGAGGTGGGTCTACTTGTTTCTGTGCAGCTTTGATAGTTGTCTTTGACATTTCATTTAACATCTTAACATCTGGCAACGCTGTCATTGCAGGACTTCTTCCATAGATTTCATTTGATGCTTTTAAATATCTTGGTACTACAAATGGAAACTCTCTAAATCCACTTACAGATAATTCATTACCATTTTTATATTCCATATACACAGATTCAAATGGCATGTTTGCTTTATCTTTTTTATTAGGATTAAAGTCTGCTCTTGGATAAACTGCATGTAAGATTTCTACTTCTTCGTATGGATCTTTTTTTGCTTTTGTTTGTACATCTGATGAAACATTTTCACCAAACTTTTGTATTGCAGCTCTAGCTGATATTTTAAATCTTCTATAGATTGTATCTATTCTACCTTTGTCATTCTCTGCAATAAATACTTCGTTAATATGTCTTGTAGAAAATTTTACAATATCTTCATCATCTTCTTCAATAAACATTGCAGCTGTACCAAATGTGATTAGGTCATGATACAATTCAAATATTTCTTGTTGAAAGTTTGATCTATTAAATGCTGTGTACATTGCATCTGTAGATGCTTCTAACCAAAGTTTAGCTTCATCTTCATTATCAATTTCTTGATCTTTAAATCTTAAAGTAAACCAAGGAGTAGAAGGGTTAGTCAACATTCCATGAAGAGATGCAGCTAACAACTCTACTGCTTGTAGGGGAGAAGAATCAAAAATAAGTTCAGTTCGTTTATCACCTCTTGATCTTTGTTTAGTTACATCTGCTTTTCTTGGTTGCATATAATCTGCAACTTCTTGCCAATGGGTTTCCCAATTTTGTCTTTGACTTTCTAATTTGTCAAATCTTGATAATAAACTTTTTGTTAAATCTGTTTTTGCCATTATTGTCCTAATAAACTTTTCTTACCTAATGTTAATGTTTCATCTTCTACACCTTTAGAGCTAGTCATAATTGTAGATGATCTACCTTTTGCTTTTGTCTTTCTTGGATCATAAGCATCAGCTGCTTGTGATTGTGAAACTTCTGCTACTGTTGGTGTTACAGGAGCTGGAGTTGGTGCAGGAGGTGGTGGTGGGGGTGCTGGTGGTTTTGGTCTAAATACTCCTCCCATATTATACTCCAAATGTTAATGATGATTTAGTTTCTTTTGTTTGTTTTACTTTAGCTTTTACTTCTGGTTTCTTAACTTCGTTTTCAAAAGTTTTATCTTCAGCTAATACTAAAACTTCTTCAACCTTTTTAGGTTTTGCTTTCGCTTTTGCCTTTGGTTTTTTTTTAAAAATTTTTTTTATTCCTTCTAACATTATGATCCTAACAAAGTTTTCTTTTCTGTTTCAGCTTCTTCTTCTACACCCAATGGTCCAGTTAAAATTGTAGACCTTCTGCCTTTTCGCTTTCTTTCAATCGCAGCTTGTTCCGCTGCAATTTCATCTTTTTCTTCTTGAGAAAGTTCTGATGAAGGGGGTTCTGGCAAGGGTTGAACTGGTGGTAGCGGTGGCATTTTTGGTTTTAAGAATCCCATAATTATATAATCCTATATTCATTATCTGCTACACTTTGTGGAGCTGATTGTCTAGTATTAATTTCTTGTAGTCCAACTGCTAGATACCTCATGCTATCACACGCATGCGAACTCCAATCATGTACAGGTTTTGATCTGAACATTCTATTTTTATCAATGTACTTCCTGTGGTAATGTCTTAACGCATCTATTAGTTTTTTGCAATGGT